ATCTTCTCCTGATAAATGAGGAAACTGTTTTGCCAATTCGTTGACTGGAATAGTTTTTACCTCACCAACATAATATATATCTTCAAAATAAGGTGAATCAGTATAAGAGTACACTAAGTTTGCTGGATCAACGTAATCTATAGTAACCCCTTCTGAAGTGTTAAAGCCAGTTTTAGTGGCTCCAATACCTAGAACTGTTAAATCGTAGTAAAATCTCTTCTTTATTAATTCAAATTTATTTCCATCTAATAAAGTATTTATAGCTTGCTCTTCAGCTATCTCTACAGCTTGTTTGTAAGAGAGCTGCATGTGTAGTGCTAGCTCTTCTTCTGAATCAGGTAGCATTTCTTCGTCATGCTCTGATATTTGTATTCCAAAAGCATCTTCTGTAAAGGCGTTTAAATCTTTAGTACGCATATCAGCTAATACAGAATCCATATATGCAGTTCTTTTACTAACTCCAAATGGATCTTGAGAGTAAGCTTTTATATCATACATCCTTTCAGACATACCATTAACAACAATATCAACAAACTTAGAAATTATAGGTACTGGTGTCCAGTCTAAATTTAAATAGGACAAATCACCGTTTATAGATAACTCATCCTTATACTTTTGAATAGACTGCTCACCTCTAGCGTACAACCTAAGATTATGAAAATCATTGTGGTTTGATTTATATCTGTTAGAACTTCTATCATTATTAAACCACTCTTGCTCTATAGCTTTAGCTACTTTCAAACCATAGTCATAGCTAAGCTTTTCAGCGTCACTTACTGTTTGACTTGGAAAATAACTTTTACTAGAATATGCCATATTATCTTATTATTTGTGAATTGCTTCCAGTGTTTTTGTATCTGGAAACCGTTATATTTAACTTAGGTTTTTCAACCTTTGCGTTTGGTGCATATAAATGCCTGTTGTTAGCCATTATGGCTAAGCCAGAACTTATGGACGCATCATGCTTTGTTCTTTTGTTTATATCAAACTTTGTCCAATCGTTAATAAGCTCGTTGAAATAACAGTCGCCATGAGTACCATCTTTTTTAATACCAACATGATCATTGATATACATTTCAATGGCTGCTGCGTGTGCTTGTTTTATATCTTCGCTTGAATTTGGTATACCACCTACTTCTTTTTCTGCTACAGATAATTTGTTCCATATTTTGTCGGGCCTATTCATACTAAACCCTCTATATCCTCTACGCCTTAAATAATACAAGAGACGAGGTTTATTGTTTTCCGCAAGTATAGGCATCCCGTAAAATACTAAAGCCATTAGAACATCTTCAAAGAACATCTCAGCCGTTGGTGGCCTTGACAAGTATTCTAAGAAAAAACTGTTTGCTGGAGCATCTTCCATTGAAAACCTAGTTAAACCGTGTAAAGCTCCTTTAGAACCCACTCCATCTACTGTTCCTGATATATCGTATGAATCACAACCAAAAGCACCCATGTGCTCGTTACCAGGATGTTTTATACCATTTTTAAGTATAACTCTATTTTGTAGTTGCTGAGGTGGAACCCAGCTTATTTTAAATCTACCTTTTGGATCTGGATTAAAAGTTACTTGAGTATCTTTAATTCCGTTTGTCCATTGAAAATTACCTTGAGTAACGCCTAATGTTCGTGACATCTCTTCGTTGTAATCTATTTGCTCGTATAACTTCACAAGGTTAAATATACTTCCTTTTGTTTCGTCTCTAAAAGCATGCTCAGTGGTTCTTGGAAACTGACGGTAAAATTCATTCAAACCATCTTGGTCATCTTTTAAACCATCTACTTCATTCTGCCAGTTATCTATTACACCTACATCTATTAATTCACCGTCTGGTGCAAATCTGTCGACGTCAGGAGTAGTAAAAACTGGAACTCCGTATTCATCAATAAATCCTTCATAGTTCCATTCCATTGGGATAAACAAAGAGTATAAACCAGATTTTGTCTGACCGTTTCTATTTCTTTTTGTAACATCGGATGAGTTGTATAATTTTTTAAAGTTTTCTCCACCTTTATCTAATGCGTTTGAAGTTGAGCCCATCATACATTTACCTATAATTCTACTACCTAATCGTAAGCATGTTTTTGTAACCCTCCAGTTGTTTAATATATTATCAGGTCTTTCCCATTTACCACTTTCATCATGTACTAGTAGTGCTAACTTTTCACCATCATAACTATTGTCTCCAGTGTTTTTCCAGTCAATAGTTGTGTCTAACCCTTGTATATCCTCCAGCTTTTCATTAGCTGTGATTTTCTTTCTTGTAAACTTACTAGCAGGTACACGATAAGCAAGCTCGGACTTAGGCCGATCCATACCATCTTGGATAGGTTTAAAGAAAAACGGATAGTTGATTGATATAGGTACAACTTTGTCGGTAAACATTTTTTTAGCATCAGAACCAGTTTTAGATAATATACCATATCTACTATCACTGGCAAGAGTGGCTAAGTTAACAGTTTCTGCCGAAGACATAAAAGAAAATCCAGATCTTCTATTCTTAAGGTAGCACATGCCATAGCATCTTTTGTCCGCCTTACAAGCTTCCCAGAATATATAAAATAATCTGTTTGCTTCTCTAAAGTCTGGAGCGCCTACATCTATCTTACTCCATTGTAAGTACATGTAGTGCGTACCAGTTATCCAGGTTGGTTTACCATTGTTCATAAACCAGAATCCTTCTTCTCTTCTTGCGAATTCTTCGTCTATATAATCGTGCCATTTTTCTTTACTGCTTTCCGGGTAACTTCTCCAGTCAAATATGTTTTTTAATTGCTCTAATTCTTTTGGTTGATCAAACCTAACCCATTTGTTTTTCTTGTTGCTATACACATCTTTAGGCTGCTTAGGTAGAGCTATGACTAAATCTTGTATCTGTATGATCTCTCCTATCTGCCCACTGCGTGAAAGCACTATTAAATCTTGCTCTTTATTGTAACCGTACTTCCACTTCTTACCCTTGTTCATTCTGGATATAGTGGTTCTTTTTATTGGCTCAACTACCTTAACTAAACTTTGCTCGTACATTACTTAGATCTACCTTCTGCGAATCCTTTAAAGATTTTTTCCTTTGCCTCTTCAGGCGCTTTACCTTCAAGCAAGTTTTCTTCTTCTTCAATTCTGTTAAGTATTTCAAATGCGTCAAATATAGCTAGTTTTTTAGATGCTGCGGCATTTTTTAGCTTGTCAGCTGTTAGGTCATCTTCAGAGTCTGTAACAATAGCTTCTTTAGCTACCTTTATCAGTTCCTCCACCGCCTTGTGCCCAGCTTGGATTATATGCCTCTTCGTTTCCTTGATGTTCATATTTGATTGTAATAAAATTAGATTTAACTCGATATAGTCTTTCGCCATCAACGATAAACTCGTATTCACTACTTGGTCTAAAACCAACTAGATCGTTTACTTCTACGGTGCCGTCAGAGTATTTGACAATACCTTGTAAGGGTTTTTCAACCTCAATATTAAATTTATCTGTAGCCTTTAACGGTGCTACAAAACAGTATCCTTTAGGGCAAATCCAACCATCATCTCTTTTGTATAAAAATATTTGATCTGGCGCTACAAGATATGTAGACTCATTAAAAAAGCTTCTACTGTTTCTTTCTATTCCTTTAACGTCGTTCCATCTTCTAAATACATTGTGATGTACTAGTATAGTATCGCCTCTCATTATATCAGGATGACCAACTATAGGGGTAGAAACCACTGTAGCTTCTCTATTTACAAACTGATGATTATAAATCTCAGTGTTTAATATTAACTCGCCACCATCTACTTCTTTAGTGTTGTTATACCTACCTCCTTTTGGAGCTATAACAAAATCATGAATGCTTGTCATTAGTACTGCAAGTTATATTCTACTGATACAGCCATGTTCTTATTAAAGTCCTTCCAAGGTAAAACATCTTTGCCTTTTTTGATGTAAACAGAAAACTTATCTTTTTCTTCTATAATATCGCATATAGTATGACCGCCATACACTTCTTGCCCCACGGCATAGTGCATAGCGTCATTCTTATAGTTAGCGCCTATACTAATCTTTCGTATCAGCTTCGACATCTTCTTTATAGTTTATAGTTCCATTTTGGATATTAATATCAACAGTGCCATACTCTTCTTTAAGATCGTTTTGTAAAACTTCAAGCTCTCCTCTTAGTACCGTTACAGCGTGCATGTTCTCATGCTTTTGTAACTCCATAGCTCCAACTTCTAGCTGACCTCTATTTATGTTGTTAACAAGCTTTTGAACTTTCTCTAACTGTTCTGCAGTTATTGATTCAGGTTTTACACCTTTAAGTTCTTTAATTTTTGCGTTTGTTCCTTTTGTTGCCATAATTTAATTTAATTTAATTGTTGTTAATTTGTTTTAATATTCTAATCCTAATCTGATTACTATCGGGTTTAAGTTACATATCTCGTCATCGTCAGCAATTAATGTTGCTGCTGCGTCTACGGTTATTAAATCAGCCGCAAGAGCCGTTACATTACCTATTGTTGTTTCGCCAGATCCATCAGCATCAAACGCTATAATCGTATCTCCAATTGTAAAGCAGTCATCAGCATCAACGCCATCAATAACGATTGTTAAGTCATTAGCAGAGTGATCCCCCGCTATTATACATCCTGTACCAAAATCATAAGCTCCTTGAGCAACACCAGCCACCCATATAGTTTGGTATCCGCTAGTTGCGCCAGCATAACTTGGGTCTCCTTCTAACACTGTAAGTGCAGTATCGCCTTGTGTTATTGCTGAAGTTACAGCTCCTTTTCCAAGTACGTTAAAACCAACCATACCATCTAAAGCGTCTTCCTTCTCTTTACCTAAAACAGCATGATAAGCCATAATATGTGGTTTAGCAGCTGTAGCTGATATAACATTCATAGCTACGTTAGTGTTTCCTAATGTAGGCGGCGCAACGCCATTAATACTTGTTGCAAAATATAAATCCATCTGAAAAGCACCGTTAGCAGCAACTGCTTCCGTACCTGGTACTATCAAATTTAAAGATCTTATAGCACACGCTCCTCTAGGAACTTCAAAACTAGTCCAGTCAAAAAGCACGTCATCAACCGAAAATGCAACATTACCTGTTAAATTTATTTCTGGCTTTATAGTCGCCAAATGATATTTTCCTTTTATCATAATTTTATTTTTTTACTTTTTCTAATGATCGACCACCAAAATAGGCACCGATCACGGTTATTAATACTAATTGTAATAAGTCTACCCACGAGGACTTAACCTCAAACTGAATAATTCCAGCATCGATAAATATTAATAATACTGTCGATACTACTAGAAATATTAGAACTAGTGGTCTTATATTTTTACTAAGCCATGAATCGGAAGCCATATCCATTTTCCAACGCTCAGTTACTTGTTTTTGCATTTCTGCTTCATAACCCATTACTAGGTCTTTAATCTTAGCTTCAGCTGCTAGCTTTTCTTCTTTAGAAGTATGAAGATTATCTATTATACCACCTACACCCTTAACTAAATCAGCAGCACCTCCAGATAATATTTTAGTTAGAATACCCATTACGCTCTAAGTTTTTTAAGTTGTGCTTGGATGTTTGTTATTCTTTTACCGCTTTCTATGAGTGGTGGTTGCTTCACGCTACCGCCTTTAAGATCTTCTCTTAAATTAAACAGTTCTGATTCTAAATCATTAATCTTTTCTTGCTTGTCGTTGTCTTTTTTTGGTAAAGGTGAATTTCCAAAATCCATACCTTTCATTTTATATCCTGATTTCATATTGCTGTTTCGTTTCCGTTATTAGCGTCATCCTCCCAAGGGAAGCCAGTGTCTCCAGCTTCTTTCCACTGGCCTTCTACCAGTATTGAATCTACGCTATTAATATCTTGTCTTTCAAATCTTTCCCCATTGTACATGATGTGATCATCATCGTAAGCCAGTTTACCAAGTTTCATATCTGTGGCGTGTCTCATTTCATGATTTACAACTTGTCTGTATTCAAAGCTGTTAGGGTCTAAATTTTGATTTACATATATAGTTCCATCCATGTTAGCTTCACCCATAATACCTTCTCCAAGAGGTTTAGCAATAACAGGTGTTCCAGGAATATTGGCTTGTTGGTTACGCCTAAAACTAAACTTAGTTTTAATCTCACCATTATTTGCTTCTAAGCCTCTATTTGTTCCTAGTTTAAATGCCATTATTATAACTTGTATTTTGGCTTAGGTTTGTATACGTTTATATCAGTACCAAACTCTTCGCTTTTCTTACTGTTTTCGGTAACCATGCCTTTAGTCAAATCTGTTGTTTTTAAACGAGGAACTTTTAATTCTTTTACATCTGGTTTTTCAACATCTTTTTTATCAGAACTTTTTTTAGGAGCTTTGTAATATTTACTTGGGTCTATAGCTACAGGATTACTTGTTTTAGAGTTACCTAAAGTTCTACCCATAGCCATAAATCTACCCATAATACTTTCACCTGCGCGAAGCGCTGATGATTTCATTTTAAACTTATTTTTGCTACCTCTTTCCATAGTTATCTATCTTTATCTTTTATCATATCGTCAATAGCTTTGTTATAAACTTTATCGGTATATGTTTTGTTGTTATAGAAAACACTTCTCTCTGAAGTGGGCAAGTCTTCCTCGCCTAGTAGTATTCTGTATATTCTACTAATTACTTGTGAACATTTAAACGATGTCTTAAATACAGAATACTTTATAGTTGTTCTGTTTCTGTGTCGCCACGTTTCTATCCACCCATC